TCCTCTGGAACTCCCATCGTCAGGGCGTCATCTATGGCGCTTACCCCGGTGGCAAAGTTTCCGTTCCAGGGCAGTACGAACTAGAAGGTGATCTGACAGATATTCCTCAGGCTCCAGACTGGCTGCTGGCGGAAATGAAACAGCCGCCTAAGGCCATGATCAAACGCGATCTCGACTTCACTGATCGAACTCAAGACGAGGTTGCTCAGATCATCCAGGACTGCCTCAAGGTCATTCCCCCTCGTGGCAAGGGCTCCCGTGACCACTGGGTCAAAGTCGGGATGGCAATCCACTCCGCACTTCCTAACGATCACGGTCTTGTCCTTTGGTCAGCTTGGTCCGCAGAAGACGCTGACTTCGCCTCTGAATGGGCTGATAACGAGAACCCGTGCGAAGACCCCTGGTACTCCTTCAAAGGCTCTGGAGTCGGCTTAGGCACCCTCATCTGGATGGCAGACCGTGCTGACCCAGAGAGGCACCGATTTTCGGAAGACACAAAAAAGATCGTAAAGGCCGCTGAAGAGAAGAAAGTTCAAGAGATTCGGCAGGCCACTCTCGATTTCGATGAAGTCATCCGCCGTGCCAAAAAGATCCTTGAGCTTGATAACCCCGCAGAGGTCAACTACAAGCTCAATACCCTTGCTCTGCAAGCGGGTTACAGAGACCAAACTGCTCTCGAAAAGCTGATCGTTGATCAGATCTCGTTTGAAGAGTCCAAGGACATCATGAGCATTCAGGAGTTGATGGAGACTGAAACCGAGCGTGAATACCTCATCCCTGATGTCCTGCCTCACCCTTCCGTTGTCCTGATCTACGGCGCTGGTGGTGACGGTAAATCCATGTCCGCCTGGGCTCTTGCTAAGCACATCGCAACCGGCAAGCCCTTTGTTGTCCGTGGAAATCACGTTCCAGTGCAACAAGGACCAGTTGTTCTCCTGAATGGCGATCAGCCGCTCGTTCAGCTTAAGGAACAGCTGCAAGAGGTGGACTTCCCCATCACCAAAGACAGCATGATTCAGACGGACTGGCAGCTTCAGCGCTATGCCCAGTTCATCAAGCTGATGAAGAAGCACAAGCCAAAGCTGGTCGTTATTGACTCGCTGATTGGCTGCTCCGGTGGTCGAGCCTTTGATGAAAACAAGTCTGACTTCGCCACACCGCTGTACTGGCTGACCAAGAACAACGGTGTCCTCTTCCCCAAGGCCACCATCCTCATCGTTCACCACGCCAACAAGAATGGTGGCTTCAGAGGCACCTCAGCCATTAGAGACGCCGTAGACGAGACCTGGGCGCTCCGTAAGCCCACAGACGAAGAGAGAGGCGTTGTAGGCGCTCATAGCCGCCTCATCACCATCGAGAAGTCACGCTCTGGACGGATGGGCACCCAACTGGTCATGCAGATGCAGGACGACCTCAGCTTCACCATCTCTGACTTCACCCCCGAGGTAGACGAGACCAACACCTCTCCCGCTTCTGTCACTGATCGCGTCCTGCAAAAACTCCGTGTCGTCTACCCCGAGTCCCGCACCAAAGACGACCTTGTCTGCGACAACCTGATTAATGGCAAGCCAGCTGCAATCCAGAAATCGCTCCAACGGCTGGAGAAACGCGGCTTGATTGTCTCTGACGTTCCAAAGGGCTCTCAAACTAAGACTTGGACTGCTGTCCTCGCACGTGGAGAGGGAAAGAAAGTGTCCACCGTTCCAATAAATCCAGTCCTGGAGCGGGATCTACCTCTGGACACTACCCCTGGACAAAGCAAAGGTGTCCAGGGTCTGTTTGATGGAGCGGTTGAGATTGAGCTTTCTAGCGAAGAGGCTGGACACATCTAACCTGTCCACCCCTACTGTCCAGGGTCTAATCCATTGCTATCACTGCATTTTGGAGCGCCCTGGACACTCTGGACATCTATACGCGTGTGAGAGATGAACTGGACCAAGATCTTGGAGCGCTCAGGCGTCCCAGAACCACCTGGCTACCACGAGACTCTCGCTCGCATCGCGTCCAAACCTGACAAACCGCGTATCAAACCGTCTCAAAGGAAAAAGAAACCTAAGAGGCGTAAGTAACATCCCCCCATGAAAGAAATCAAAACCTACCTTCCTGAAGAGCTGGCCGATCGGCTCTCCATCGAAGCTAAAGAAAAAGGTATTCACCGATCTGAATTGATTCGTGAACGCCTCATGCAACCACCCAATCACCTAGGGCTTACAACCAGTGATTTTCATAAAGCTGTTACGAAGGTGCGTCGTCGGTCCAGCTATGGTCTGGATAGGCAGCAGGCTGAAAGCCTTGTCGCCACTGTCTTCAACGAACTCTTCAGCTCAAGGAATGGCGACTAGATCCGTTAATCTTCAATACTGTCAAATCAGCGACGAACACTGCCCGTTGGCAATAACTCGCTTCACTTCATTTGATCTTGACAACAAACCCTTAAGTGTTGAACAAGTTACTTATGAGTCCAACATGGACTACATGGAGCGACAAGTTATTAACGCTTTGTCCTGCAATGTTGAAGTCTGCATCCTAACAGCAACACCCATTCATGAATTCAAGAGACTGCACTACTTGTTCAACAAGGATTAATGAATGTACAGATCTTTCGTCATCAAAACGAATGGATTGTGCTAACTGAATCTTACGCGCTAACGTTCCACCAAACACTTGCTGGTGCGATGGATCATGCCGCAACCGAAATCGGGGCGTCAGATCATCATGGAACGTCTTCAAAAAGCGATTCAACTGGCTACAACAGCTGACCTACAAAGGGCTGCAATGTTCTTAGAGGGAGCTAGAGAAGTCAGGCAGGGCTCTCGTCGCCAACGCACCACGGCCCGCTCTGCTCAGGCAACTGCTTGGAAAAAGAAGGTCGATAATTCTATTACGTGGTAACATTAGCCTATTAAATACTAGGCCATGGGATCTAATCACGGCAGCCGCGTCTACGTTCAGGTTTTACTAGACGAGCACCGTGGTCAGATGTTCCTGGCTGATGCAAAGCTGCAAAACAAAAAACCTGCGGCCTGGATGCGTGAAATCGTTTACCAGTATCTAGAGAGAGCCTGGGGCGACTATGCCTACCAAGAAGCATCCAGCAAGGATCGCGATAACTACCAACGTGGGGTCAATGCAAGACTTATTGGCCGTGGACTAAAGCCCAAACCGCTGGAGTCTCAGTCAGAGCAGGCTATCGATGCGTCCAACGCACCAATGTGACTTACTGCTTGCTTCAGCAGCTTGGCCTGATGCCAGTTGGTCCGCACCAAAGACACGCATAACGCTTTCAAGGCGTCCCCATCAGTGCAGCCCTGAACATCTCGCACGTTGCGCTCCAGCTCCAGCTCTTCCTCAAGGCTCTGGTTGACGACCATCCAGTCTGCCCAGCCCATTTGTTACAGAGTGTACTTTTTGGAATGGTAAGCAGCGTTTTCCTGTATGTCGATCACTCGTTGACGAGAATCACCCAACCAGTTCTTGGACCTTCAGATTGCCAACGCTGATAGAACGCAGCCTGCCTTACTCGAACGTTGCGTCCCAGATGCGGGTTGCTATGCCCACCTTTCTCCATTTCTGGGTAGCCACGAGGATCTTGCATGATCCACTCTGGATCGTTGCTGTTCTTGCCTGCGTAACCACTGATCACACTCCAATGCCCGCAGCCCAAGCCATTGCACATTGGTGGTTCGCCTAAAAGCATGTTTCCGGCGTGCAACCAGCCCACCAGCACTGGTCTGCCAGCTTCAATCTCAAGCTCCACCATGTCAGCGTCACCATCTTTCCGAAACTCAGCTTCCAGACCCAGGCTGCGTAACGCTGCCAGCTGAGCCTCTACTGACGTGGTGTCCCCATATTTGGCGCGGATCTCGTTGTACTCATCATCTGTACGCACCTTCTTGTAAAACGCTGCCACCATCGCAGCCGCTGAGCTGAAACACTCGCGGTATCCCGTTCCAGTCTTGTTGTCGAGCTGCTTGAAGTAAGGCATGAAGATCTGCTGGTCATATCCACTCTCCTTCCACGCCTGAAACCAATCAGCTTCGTGCTCCTCCAGTAGTTCCGCTGGCATTGACTCCTCAAGTTGTTTAATTGCAGCCAGCTGGTGGGGCGTGCCACGAAAGAACTGGAAAAACGGCAGTAGGGCAAGACCCATGGCTAGCAGCAGCAAGGTCAACTGGATAATGCCGGACGCCACCTACTTTTCAACTCTCGTGTCAGGCAACAGCAAATCCTTCAGATGCTTGACCGCAAGATCATCCAAATCGTTGTCGGTGCGAGTAACGATCCGCTCCAACATCGCAATGATCAACTCTTTGAACGCTCTGGAGCGCCACATCGTCATGACCAGAGGCTTAAGAACTAGAAGCATTGGATTGACCTAGTTACCCTGTAACAGTAGCTCTGTTCTGCTATGGCCTCCAACCCAGAAGATCAGCACGAAAAGGAAGGCGTCTCAATGGCAGACATCGTCAAGGCTTTGGTCTTGACTTGGAGCGCTGCACTGCTCACCGCGTCCTATCTGGGCATCTTCCCTCAGATGAAAATGGACAATACGTTCGTGGCGTCACTTTTGACGGGTGCAATGGCCTCGTTTGGCATCGAACGTAAGTCCAACGGCAATGGAAATAAGAAGCCGACTATTGTCGATAACAAAGACACCAAAGCTGGCATCAAATGAACCGCTCACTTTTGGTACTGGGCATCACATTGGCAGCCGCTTTGCCTGCTCGTGCTGATTTAACCCACAAAATCCAAAGCTCAGTACAACTCGATGTCGGTGGAGCGTCCACACGCGCCATCAGGGTTGGAAACAGTTACAGCATCAGCGGAACCGGAGTGGACACCAGCGTGACTGCAGGTGGCTCAACCACCAGCGATGCTCTTGGCGGCTTGGGAGCTGCAACTAATGGCGTCAATGCCATCACGATTCCAGACGCAACCCAAAAGACTGCTGGTAACGCTTTCAGCTTTGCAACCAGCTACACCCAAGGCGACACCGTTCCAACGTCAGCTCCAACTGTTGGTGCCGTTCCAGCCTTTGGTGATGTCACCAGCACAGCCGCAGGCGTTAATACTGGTTTGGCTGGCACCATCAGTACGGCAGGCGCTGTCACAATCTCGCCTGGTGGAGCCAATACAACGGCTATCGGTCAAGTCATTACTGAGCTGACAACCCGGTGAAACGGCTAATCGTTCTGCTGTTGTTGCCATCATCAGCAATGGCCGTTCCAGTCGTGCCCAACTTCAGTCAAGGCGTAGTGTCGTCTCACACTGAGTCCAAAACGATTGTTAAAGAGTCGATCGTCTCGGAGTCCTACCGCAGTGGCTTTGAGTACACCGTTAGCGGTACTGGCGTCGAACCAACAAGCGGAATCGTTAGCCCATCAATTAGCGGTAATAAGATCAACCTCTCCAGCCGCTCCAGCTGGAAACAGTCAGTCCCAGGTGCTGCGTTCCAGTTCGTTGAAACGCTGAACACGCCTGGCCTAATTGAAAAAGTCATAATTGACCGCGAGACCATTACTGAAACAGTCATTGACTCCACCAGCACGTTTAGCCAATGAGAGCAACAGCCTCTGCTCTGCTGCTCAGCCTGCTCTACACCGCTCCAGCAGCAGCACAAGTCAGTGCAACTGCATCACCCGTTTCAAACAGCAGTGGCTCAGTGGTCAACCAAGCGGTTCAGATCACTCCGGGGCAGTACATGAAGCACAGCTATGGATCTGCAATCCAGTGTGACTCAGCAACGCTAAACATCTCCCCCTTTGCGTCTACGACGCATTCTTTTGGCGATCCAAACAATCAGTATTATCAAGAGCCGGTCTACGACAACAGCGACAACTTTGGCCTAATCGACCCAGAAACAGGCATTGACGGCCCCGATGGCGTTCCAGATAACCCTGGCAAAGTCCTGTATTACAAGCCGCAGCGCACAGGCTACCGCCAGAACTTCAGCAATAACTTTGGCATCACAGCCACCTTCTCCATCCCTCTGGATCGTGGACCGATTGAACTTTGCAAGCAGGCAGCTAAAAAACAAATCGCGCTTTACGAGCAATCTCTAGCCGATAAGCGACTCAACTACGAGATGGGGCGGCTCAAGGCTTGCGCTGAAGCCATAAAAGGCGGTTATGGGTTTGCCAAAGATTCGCCGTTTTTTCCCATCTGCGCTGATGTAGTCCTCAAGCCCGTTCCAACAGAACAGCACACTCACGAGATCATTTACCCAAAGCCCGCCTTAGATCGCGAATGGCTTGATTCCGGTGACGCTGAATCACCCGCCGCTGCTGTAAAGATTCCGGTTTTACCTTACGGCCAAGCTTCTGATTGATCTTCTTCACCACCTTCTTGGTCAAGGGCTTAGCCAGCTTCTGCAGTAGTGACGCAATCGGCTTGGCAAAGATCGCCACAGTCGTCGCAAATGCAGCAGTCAGTGCAATCGACACTGTTGGCCCAGCGTCAGGCACATAGTTGTTGACGACCTGCCTAACCGGCACAGAGTCCCAAAGCTTTACGCACTTGCCATCCTGCAGCTCATAACCGGCAAGAACCTTTGTCCCTAATTTGTTAAAGGATCCGATTTCTTTCGCTCCAAATGGCGGACAAGGTGGGTCTTTTGCCAAACTTGACGTGTCAGGCTTGTCACCTGGCGGAAGAGAGTGCGTTTCCTGAGCCGGACTTGCAACCTCCGGCTTTTTTATGTCTGCCTTTGGCGGCGAAACCCAAGTGAAATCTCTTGGCCTGTAATCTGGCGCTTCAAAAACAGGCACCGCTCCAGTGCATAGCGTCACGTTGCCGCGTGGATCCTCTTCAAACGTTTCCGTTCCATTGCCAACAGCAATCCTGGCCCGCACACAACCAGGCATATCAATAACTGGAAACCGCGTAGACGTAACTGGCGGTGCTGCTGGTAAAACAGGTGGTGGTATCGGCTGACCTACAGAGATCATTGGAACGCTGATTGCCTTTACCCCGATCTCAGGAATCTCTGGCATGAAATCAGAACGGTTTACAGCAGGTCAGCTCTGGATAGAACGTAACCGCAGAAGAGAAGGACCGCCAATCGTATATACCTGTATGTCTGGCAAAACTGCCAGACCATTTACCGACCCAAAAGCAATCCTCAAGTGGGTCAAATGGCCAAAAGGTACGCCAACTGGTGACGCCCTACGCGATTGGCTTGCGTCGTTTGACGAGAAACCGCAAACACCCGCGCCAGAACTTGATATGGCAAAAATCAAGGCTGAAGGCTTCGGGCCTGAAGCTCATGACGACGATCCAACCGCCAACACTAAAATGGTGACTTGATTGGAACGGCTGGACCCGTAGTTGTCGGCAGCTCTGGCATGACCTCATCAATCTGACCAGGCACCATCTCGGTGATCATCTCAGTCAGCTCAACCTTCAGCTCACTGATGTAATGCTTGGTCAATGATGGGATGCGCGTGTAAAGCATCACCGATCCAATCACCATGCCGCCTGACATCAAAAAGGATGCGACGGACATCACGTTAAAAAGTTTTTGCATGATGGCCTTGGGTAAAACAAAAGGCCCCCTTTCGGGAGCCCATTGCAGCAACGTGTGAGGAAGCTGAGCTTGTTATAGCTCAGAAGCCGTACTTCATACCAACTTTCGTTCCAATCGAAAGCTCATCGCCAGTCATGCCGCTCAGCTCTCCATAAACAGAGACGTTTTCGGCAACAGCGACAGAACCGCCAAACTTACCAGCAAGTTCCAGCTCTTGATCTTCACCGTCAGGCATGACGATTGCAGGACCACCCTGGATGTAATAGCTGTAGGCACCAGAACCGCCTTCAAAACCAACATCAAGGTTCAGCGTTCCACCAAGCCAGTCGTCGCCATAAGCGCCGCCATTGAACTCAGGGTTCACATACACGTCTGCGAGAGCAGGAGATGCCAGCGCAGCTGCTGAAACGGCGACACCACTCGCAATGAGAGTTTTGATCATTGGAAAGAGGATTAACGTTTTCCTTGGCCACGATACTTCTTTCGTCCATGGGACGGTTTTGAATGTGATCCATTCCCCTGTCTGGTTTTCTTGGGCTTGCTGGGAATAAAAGTGTCCCCATTAAGTGACTTCGCCATCAGCCCGCAAACTGCTGGTACTTCTTGGCCAGACCAGTGAATAGACCATGCATTGGATGGTCACGCTTATCGCGACCGTCGTACATATACAGCTCGTTCATCCATGCTTGGCGATTATTCATCGCTTCCACATCCTCCGCACCAGGCTTGCAGGGGATCATGGGGTCAGGACGTTGCATCATCACGGGGGTTGATCGCCAACAGGCTATAGCCCATCAGCAGTGCAAGCATCAGGGCTGTAATACCAATCATTCTGCAGCGTTGTCAGGGTCAGCAGTCCAGACGTTATAAGTGCCACCCTCGATGTACTGCTGCAAAGCCTCGACGCGACCAAAGTCTGCATGAGGCGCTGTGTCGCCAACATCAGCTGTTGCTTCGATGGCAGTCACCATCGTTCCACACTCAGTGCGGATGGTTTGACGCCAGGTCTTCCAATCAGCGTTCATCGTGGTGCCACGTTCTTTGGCCTTGATGACGCGCCAATCAGAGGGCTGCAACAGCTTGTTTGCTGTTTCTTTGGTATTGGCGATCCAAAGGGTTTTTAGATCGGTGTAGGTCTTAGGGATCAGGTTGCCGTCAGCGTCGTAACCCCAATAGAACTTTTGGTTCCAGGTCGCCCCAGCGTTTTCCCAAACAATGCCAAGCTCGGCACGATCTTGCGCTGTGCTCAGTCGCAACCAGTTGGCTGGATACTGAACGTCGTTGTGCTCCCAAGGAACATCGAGAGACAGCGTGCGATCACCAAGTTTGTAGGGCATGGTTCTGGACCGATGAGGTGAGTTTAACGAGCAAGCCCGCCATTAGCTTGGAACGGATTTTGAGCGAATGCGATGTATATATGCTGGTAGCCACTGGCATTCATAAATGGTGCAGTATTTTTAATTTTAAAACCATTGGAAAGAAAATCGACCTGCGTATATGTATCCTCGGCACTGCTTGTATTTGCCGCTATTAATTTATCAACAACGTTGTTAGGGCTTCTTGCTGCGTCAGTTATGAGCCAATTAGCGGTAGTACCTACGCTCCGGGCCATAAGCCATTTCACTCTAAAACCTGTATACACAAACGGACCATCAGTGCTTGCGTTGCCTATATACGAACCAAACGCGCTATAGCCTGAAACAGGTGACATGCAGAAGGCAATTACATTTTTACCGTCACTCCAGCCAAGTTGACGATCACCAAAAGTTGTACTACTAGGAGCAGATGTACCCCAAGAATCAGCAAGAGTAGCTACAGCACTACTATCATTTAATGAAATATATTTATCTTGTGGGTTAGAAGCGTCAAGGCTTTTGTGATAGCAGTACCAGCTACCAGAGTCGTTTATGACTTTAGCCATAATAAACGATGGGGCAGCGTTCAAACCATGACCCACTGATTGAGGACCACCGTTCCATGTTGGTGCGGTCCATTTAACAATCGAAAATCCAGCAGTTTGATTTGCTCTAACGGAAGAGGTTACGTCACCGTCAGTGTTGCTGGCCGTTGAAGATCCGGCGTCCCAGTTCCACCCCACATAGGTTCTGCCGCTGCGATTGTAGGCAACGTTAGAGTCATCAGTTACAGTAAAGCCATCATTGGTAAAACTGAATATTGACGACAAGTCATCGCTGCTGCCATTTAGGTTAGATGATAAGGCGCTGCTTGGACCTTGAACTGTGTCAAAAAGTCTGTGATGCAAGGCACTAGATCGAGACTTCAGCCATGTAAAATCTGGGCTAAATGAAAGACCACTGATTGTTTGACTGCCACTTCCTGAACCGGAGCCGGAATACAAAACAGCGTCAAAATAATCCGAACCATCGGCAATCGTCGGGGTCGACAGGTTTGTTGTGCAATGGGCTTGGAAGCCTGATGGCGCAGCCGTGTTGAACGGCCGCTGTCCTGCATTAAGAACAATGGTTTGGCTGTTGCCTGCAACAATAGACGCTAACGGTGCGTAATTTGAGAAATCACGTCCAGTAAAACTTGCACCCGTACCGCTAGCAGGGTCAGCACTATTCAGATAAGTTCCATTTACGGAGATAAATAGTTTTTGATTATCTACGTCAACAGCAAAACCATAAACGTCACCCACTTGTGTTGCAGCTGGAGCAGAACCTGTACTGCCATCACCGTAAAGTGACCCAGAATCCCTCAAAGCTGCTATTTGGGATGTAGCCCAAGCTCTAGGTCTTATATGATCAGCGATATTAACAATGCCGTAGTACCCTTGAGAAAAACTGCTTGCAGATTTGACTGTCAACTCGAAATACTTTTTACCAGAACCAAAAGCCATAGTTCCGGGCGCGTCACCGCCGTTAGTAGCCTCTAGGTTGCCATCGCTAAGAGCAAAGTTATACCCGCCTGTAAGCTCATTTAAAGGGTTGAATGTGCAGTAGTTGCCGCTGACTTCTCCGCCCGCACCGGTGTCTGACTGCGTACCGTTTGTTGGTACGTCAAACAGAACGTCAGTGTCTATATTTGAAGTTTCAACAATCTGATCATCAACGACAAAGCCGCCAAATTGAACATTTGTAGCGCTTGGGTTGCTTATCTCGATCTTTTGAATCGTCTTGCCTGCAGCATTACTTGCGGTGAACAAAGTCATCCAGTTATTGTTGCCAGACGTAAATTGCGAGCTTGATTCTGTAGTGGTATCAGTGTATGTAACCGTAAGAGTTGAGCTAGCTGCAGCATTACTATAAACGCCAAAATAAACTCTTAAAGAGCTAGTTACTGCATACCCTCCGACAGGTATCCACCTCGCTTCAGCATATCCATTAGCGTAAGACCCTAGCCAAGCCGTGTTAGTAACTGCAAATGTGCTTGTGTTAATTCTGGCTGAAATGTACGTTGAATCAAAAGCATTGCCTGGCAGCGAAATAACACCGGAAGCATGGTTCACGCTTAGCTCCGTAGTGCGAATCTTAGAGCCACCTTCACTGGTTAGATTATTTACCGTAAAGTCATTGTCATTCCCGCTGGAATCATTGCCGATCCCGCTTTCATTGGCAAAGTCGAAAAGATGGAATCCGTTCGTTCCAAATGACCCGCTATAGGCTGCAGCTTGCCAGATGCCGTTATCGTCAAACGCTCCAAAATCAGTTTCATCTTTAGCCGTGCCATCGACCAAAATAGTAGATGCAAGATACCCGTTGAAGTAATCGCTAGCGGTATATGAACGGCGGCCAAACGTATGAGCTGCCGTTGTGTTTACAAAAGTGTTTTGACTTGAGGGCATCAATGTGCCACTTACGGACTGAAGAACACCATTTACATAGATCTTAAAACGATCAGCTTGGGTGCTGTTCCCAGTATCTGCTATCAAAACTAGGTGATACCACGCACTGGGATCACGGAAGACAGCATCAGTTGTAATTGAAAAAACTGTACTGTTAGATGCAATTATAAATGCAAAAATCTTGTCAGAACCGTTAAAACCAAAGCCAAAACGTCCTGGAGTGTTTCCAGCGCCCGCACCAAAAATATGATTATCGTTTCCGGTTTTTTTTACCCACGTTGAAAGCGTCCAGGTCGTATTTGAACCTGCAGATGACGGAGTGCGATTGAGATATGCGGAGTCTCCTGAATTAAATCGAACGCTTTTAATCGGTCCTGCAGCTGCAGCATCAACAGCCGCCGTAAAAAACAGCGGGCTTGCACTTCCAGGAATACTCATGACACGTTCAGCAGCGAGGTGACCGTAATACGGGTCGAGCTTTCCACATAGTAGGCAAGAACATCAACTGCACTAGCCGTTGTCGTCAGAGTCGGTGCCGTCCCACCGGCAAACTTGTAGATCGAGTTATACGCCAGTGTCCGGCTGCCCGTTGAATCCTGCGTCACTACGATCACACCAGACTGACCAGCAGTTGTGTTTGTTGGAGCGCCTAACGTCCGATTGCCCGCAAGCGTCACACTGAAGTTGTTGCCCAAGCTCAGATCAACAGCAATGGTGGCCGCATCGGTCAAAGAAACCACCGATCCACGCTGTGCCTTCGTGAAGCTCTGAGCAACACCAAGACCAGCAACAGTGGTTGTTGCATCAGGCAGCGTGACAGTAACGTCAGCAGTCGGGTTGCAGGTCAGCGTCAACTCATGGGCATCAGCAGACGTGCCCTCCATCACGATGTTGGCGTTAAACGTCGCAACACCATCAACCTGCAACGTCGAATCAAGCGTCACCGCTCCAGTGACATCTAACGTGCCAGGAATATCGACATTGCTGGTGAACTCAACACCAGTGCCAGCAGAATCAGTCTGCAGCAGTTGACGTGCAGTGCCATTCGCAAGCTTGCTGACTGCAATCTCTGCACTCGCGCTGATGTCTGCGTTGGCAATCGTGCCATCCAGAATCATCGTGCTGGTAACACTGCCCGTATCACCAGTTGTCACCACCGTTCCAGTGACATCCGGCAACGTGATTGTGCGATCAGCAGTCGGGTCAGTGACCGTCAGCGTGGTCTCAAACGAGTTGTCTGATGAACCCTCAAATGACAGCGTGGCGTTTTGACCCAGCGCCACCGTTCCAGTAAACGATGGGCTAGCACCGCCAACCTTTTCGGTATCAAGCTCTTGCAGTGCAGCCTGCACGTCCGTGCTGCTGATGTTGCCAGCCGCAACAACAGAGATGTTGCTTGCTGTCTGACCAGCAATAGCGTTAGAAACGTCGATTAACTGGAAAGTTGATCCCGTGCCAAGCGAGATCAACATGTCCGGTGGTGCCAGAGCAACTGCTGGGGCGTTGCCTGAACCCGTTCCAGACGTGTCAACAACAACGTAGTAATTGAGGTTGCCAGTAGCCGGTGCAGGAAGTGCAGAGCCGTTGGTAAAGCCAGCAGCAGAACCAGCAGTTGTGACGCTGCTCAGCAGGTTGGTGTTGGCGTTATACGTTCCAGCGTTGACGAGGTTGCCGCTGATAACCGTGATCGGCAGGAACGATTCGCCCGTATAGATATAAAGGTCTTCGTTTTTCTCGTCGAAGAAGAACTGACCCTTAAAGTCACCATCAGGAAAGACAACGACGTTATCGGTCGCACCCGCGCCACCGAACTTAGTAATTGAAGAGTCAGCTAGTTTGGCTGCTGTAACAGCAGCATTAGCGAGGCGTGCAGTCGGGAATGTTCCTGAAGTCGTTTTTGCTGCATCAAGGTCTGGAATGTCAGCAGCAGCAAGATTGACTGCACTCGTAACGTGACCTTGGGCGTCAACAGTGACCTTGGTAAAGGTGCCAGCTGTTGTGCTGTTGGTGTGATTCAGCGTTCCACCAGACGCAACGCTTAGACCTGAGCCAGGGACAACAGCACCGATTGCACTAGACGTTGCTTCAGGCAGATCGCTTGCTGCAATGACGCGACCAGCAGTGATCAGACCGTTGGCGTCGTACTGGACAAGGTGATGCTCAGTTGTTTCTGCAGTGACAGTGTTGTTAATCCGAAGCTCAGTGCCGCTTAACACCAGCCCGTTGCCGTTGATTGATACACCACCCTTTGCAGAGCTAGTGGCGGTAGGCAGGTCACCACCTGCAATCGTGCGATAACTGACCGCACCAGCAGCAGAGGTGGGACCAGCGAGAAACTGTGCGCCTGCAGTGGTGTTATCCAGTGAAGGCGTGATCGTTACCTCATCACCGCTTGTCGTGATGGTGATGTTGACGATGCCGCTACTGGTGCCGACAACAGCGTTAACCGAACCAGCACCCTTGACTGACTGCCAAGCTGATCCGTCCCAGATGTAGATCTTGTTGTCATCGGTGTCCAGCGCAAGCTGGCCCGTGTAACCACCAGAGCTAGGCAGTGTTGTGACTAGATCACAGGTCGCCTCGTTAGCAATCTTTGCAGCAGTGATCGCGTCATCAGCAATCTTGGCTGTCGTAACGCCACCATCTGCAAGTGCCGTTCCAGCAACTTCACCTGTGCCAAACAGGATCTTTGCACCCGGAATGCTGCTGTTGGCGATCAGGTCAACGCCTGACTCGATCAGGTTTTGCAGCGTGATCTTTTTGGTTTCAGACGCGCTGGTATCGACAATCGCCAGCTCGTCACCAGTCGCTAGGTTGGCTCCCGCGAGGGCTGTAAGCTCACTAATCTTTAGATCGGCCATGAGCGGTCAGCCCTCCAGGGGTTACTGGTCAGTCTCTAGAACAAGTTTAGCGCTTGCATCTTGATCCAAAAGTATGTCGTCACCGCTTTCCTGCAGCAAGGCGTCAGGCACAATCAAGTTCATTTTCAGCTGAATCGCCCCAGTAGTCACAAAATCAGCCGTAATCTGCACCGTATTGTCTGGCGCAAACTGAACAGCGCATGACGTAATTACACCTTTGAAGTCGTAGTAAATCTCGTCGTTTGCTCGCGCTGCAACTCCACTTGGGTTGTAGTCATCACGCTTAATGTAAAACTTGCCGCGAAACTGACTGCCAACTTTGGTGCGAAGAGACAGCTCTACCAAATAATTGGGCAGCTCGTTTGCGGTGTCTCCCGTGTACTCCCAGAACGCATTCATGCGTCCCGATCCAGAAATTAGCGTATTGGCTCTGGAGCGAAACTCCTCTGAAAGCGCAGTCGTGTCAACGGTTTCGCGCTCTGTGTTTAACTCAAACCCGTTTACTTGAGCAAGGACTCTTGAAACACTGTTTTCAACGGTAACCTCAATAGGAATCGAGTTGCTAGGAACAGCAAGTGCCGTCGCGTTGGTCGTTCCACCATTTACCGCATGGGCAAACGAGTCATACAGAAAAATGCCGTCAAGTTCATCAACGTGGATAAATTTTTTGACTGATGAGTCTGAATAACTATTAATAAAGTCAAGCGCACTGCCGTCAGTGCTCTTGATCACGATCTGATCGCCGGTAATTAGCTGACCATGGTCAAAATCGAAGCTAAACCGTTTTTTGGTCGCGTTTACGTCCCCGGTGTCGATCGTCGAGAACAGCGATCCGCCGTTGAACTCCCGTTGCAGCTCAACTTCGCCATGCGTACCCAGATAAACCGTCATGACCCAATGGATGCGGTAGCAAGAGCACCAGTGCCCTGGAACGCAATCTCAGCCCTAACGATGTCGCCAGTTGCCGCTCCAAGGCTTGCACTGGTGATATAAGCCGTCAGTTTGATGTCGTTGTTGTCTGTTCCATCAACCCAACGGAAGGTCAACTCAACCGTGTCTGAGCTGCTAACGCCTGCTGTACCAGTCTTGATCAGCTTGTTCAGCAAATTGGTTGTATTGATCGCGTTGCTGTCATCCTTGTAATACAGCAAAGTCGCGCTGCCTGAATAACCAGTTACGCCAGGGCTATAGCTTCTGACGCCATCACCCAACGTCGTTGTTTCAAGCGTCTCCAGATTGCTGGACACAGAAAAATTGACGACCTTGGCAAGGGTCGTCCCAGCAAGCTGCATTACGCCATCTCTGCCGGTGTAAACCTTTGCCATCAGAGCACACCAATTAAATTGACTGTAACGCTACTGGTCCCCGGACGCACAGACGCGATCTGTGGTGGTGACTCGTATCGCCAGTTATTGCCAGTAGCCGCATCAATCGCCGCGGCGTCACCGCTCCAGCCAGCCCTGAACGCAGAAGGCAGCGTAAAAACATCGAAGCCGCCCTTCACTTCGTCGTAGTGAGTGACGAAATCATCGGCTGCCGTGTCAGCAATATTGGCATATTGCAGCTGTAGCTTCATGCCAGTTCGCTTGTCGCCGTACAAGATCCGGTACTCTTTGCCGGACTGGGACGAGAAGGTCTTATAGCGGTAGTCGCCAGCGTCAAAAGAACGGCCAGTTGGCTTATGCGCAGGAAATGCCATTACTCGCCTATGTCTCCTTCGATTGTAATCGCGCCTGCAGTGTCGAGAACGTCGATGGCAAGCTGGCTAACCCCGCTTGAATTGACCGCGTAGTTGCTTGCTTTGATCGTGACGATGCCGTCTTGATCAATGTCCAACGCTTCGATCTGATAAATCTCAGAAACGCTGCCTGCACTTTCTTTCAGGCTGAACACTGAATTGAACAGCTCAGTTGCCTTACCGTTTTTAACATGCAGCACGCCTTCGCTAACTGCAGTGGTCTGCCGTTCCCAGTAATAAACGTTATACGCTCCATCAGCCAAAGCGTTGATGGCAACAATCGTTCCGTCGTCCTGAATGATGCCGTTGTTGTCAGGACGGTATGGGCTCATCTCGCTGGCAACACGGATAAATTTGCCAGCTTCCAAGTTCAGGCCCCAGGGCAACGTCTTGAACGTGATCGTGTGGGTCAGGTTTTTGCGCAATGACAAAAAGTACCTGGCAACCTTTGCAGCGTGCTCATCGCTAGTGATGTGTTTAAAGGTAAACTCCTCAATTGGCAGATTGCTGTTATCTGAACCAAAGTGTGCAATCAGTGTTTTTTGCTCAGGAAACTGATTGACTCGTGATTGTTGATAGATAATCGCAGCCTGAAACATCTTCCGCTCCTCAAGCTCAAGCCATGTAAATTCAAGGCTGTCCTCAATAATGTTGCCCTCGGTAAACATTGCAGAGATTGTTACTGGGTTACTTGCATCAATCTTGTGGTTCGAGTCGTAAGGCAATGCAGGTTCTAGGCTCATCCTGCCGTTTTTTAACGAGACAAAGCACAAAACACTTGGTGCCTGCTGAGACAACCAACTGCGCAGATTGACCGGCTCTGCAATTACGTCATCCCAGTACAGCTTGTTGGCTTCTAAATAACGACCAGTTGTCGTCAGCAACGCCTTGTCAACAAGAGCGTCATTAAGGATGTTGCCCGCCCCGGTGTCCTTGTTCGTCACTAAGTACCAAAGCAGATCAGTCAACAGATTGCTTGACCCATAATCACCATCAACCAGCCGCTCCACCTCAACGCCATTCTTTAAATATGTTCGAAGCTGGTCAAGCTGGTTGAAGTTGTCGCTTGATTTGAGCTTGAGACCAGCCATTGCACAACCGTCGTATTGAGGAGTCGTTTCTTCCGATAGTGTCTCGTTGACGTAGACGATCTCATGTTCTGTGCCGTTGTCGCAACTGCGGCTAATCAAGTCGCTGTAATGAGAAACCTCTGCCAAGCCGCTGTACTTTTGCCAAAGACGAGTTGCTGTTGTGTTGAAACCAAGTGGTCCCGTTGATTTAGAGGGGTGCAAGAAACGATATTTGAAAGCAAATTGAACGCCGTTAGCGTTTCTTGAGTGCTTGATAATCTCTTCACCCTCTGCACGATTGCCGTTATAGCCAGTAACCTCTACCCGCTCAGCACGCCACCATCTGTTTCTAGGCGTATGGGCATAGTTTTGCTCATACGAAATTAAATGCACTTTCATAAAAACTTCTCTGCCTGCTTCTCGCGTGTACTGCCAGTTATCGATGGAGCGTCTTGTTCCGTTAGGAAGATTATCAAAATAAGGGTCAACACCCAATACCAACGCGTACATGTTGCTTATCGTTCTGTCGTTGGCCTGCAGGCCGATACTTGGATAACCAGAACTAACTTCATTGTTAGTAATGCTCAAGGTTTCCAAGAAGAACTTAGAAGTATCTTTCTGAACGCTGCCGTAATTAATGGTGACGCTGCCATCGTCGGCTGTGATTAACTCAGGAACCGCAGCCATCTCAAGGTGTGTGAAGTAGTTCCTTGGTTCTGCTTTATAGCCACGCGCTCTAATCTGAAATGTCCCGTAAATAGTGCTGCCTTCCCAACGTTCCAACCCAAAACGCCCTCCATCTAGAACAAAAACATCTCCTTCGCCATTGCTTTGCTCTACAAAAATAGCGCTATTAAACGGTCGCAAACGGTATTCAAACTGTTTACGCTCGGGGTGTTCAACCCTGATAAATGAATACACGTCGACAGGAGAGTTGCCAAGAACCGCAAAAAGGTAAGGGCCTATATTGACCCAACCCCTGTTAGCGCTTTTTGATTCGTCGTAATTACTTGGACGAACGTCCAAAGCAAAAAACGACATTCGATGCACAAAAGAAGTTACTTTGCCTTCAGACATCTGAATCTTATCTTTGTTAGCGTTACGCAGTATTCCCGGAGCCGGGATAGTATTAAAGTTAGTAATACCTTCGAGCTTGGCCCAAACTTGAGACTTAATGCCAATCTCGGTTACATCACAAGATCGAGTGTTTTGAAATGTGCCAAACTCATACTTAAGCAATGGATACCACGCTTCGTGAATATCGTCTCCCTCTTGAGTAAAAGGTAGATAATCTTCAACCGTAATTGCTTGCTCAGCAATAAGACCAATCTTTCTTTGTAGACGGCTAAAGGTTTCAATGCATTCAAGCGTAATTACAATCCCGTTGCTTACATGATCTTGTCGTGAGCCGTCATAAGGATCATCGGTGCTTCGATGAGTCACCTTCCAAGTGGTTCGTCCCACCATCCATGTAGACCCGCGAGAAAACATAGCGTCATATCTTGCAGATTCTGCCTGAACAGCAGACTGAATATCGCTCAAATCAACATCCTCTATATCCTTAGCAGGAAAAGGTTTTTCTGTTTGTCGTCCTTTTCCGATAAGAACTTTGATCTTGTCGCCTACTTGGCAGTCAACCTCTTGCTTTAAATTTTGCCAGCTTGGATGTACGGTTCTATTGTCAGGTCTGACGGCGTAATTAACCCTAGTAACTGTACCTCCGCGAATGTGTTCAACAATTCCAATACGCCTTGCATAGTTTGTGCCAGTGCCGGGCATTCCGCACTCGCTGCTACCGTCAGCGTTGTCATCTGAGCCTCCCCCAAACGGGTGGGTGTCCATTAAGTATTGATCAACATATTTTTTCTGCTGATTCTTTAGTTGACGATCTGTCTTCTCTTCCTGCCCTTTTACAATTGAAATGATTCTCCAGTTTGGCCTAAATGGGGTGCCGTTTGGAACACCACTAAATACGCCAAAGCGTGTTTGTGAAGAGGGTGTAAACGCACCACAAAAAGCAGGTTGGCCTGTCGTGCCCCTAGTTGGCGCATAAAACACTTGGTCTGCGCCAGATAGTCCTGGATTATCCCTGTCGCCGTCGATTGCTAAGTTCCCGTAGCGCAGGTTGTAAGCACGCAAGCGACTGCCAGCCCCCAGAACCTCAAAGCCGCCGTTCCAGTAAAAATCAAAATAGTCCTCGTAAATACCATCAAGCGCGTTATTGCCAAGAAAGATTCCAGCAAGCTCAGGTCTAGCCATGTTGCCTTGACCAGCAATCGCCACAATCTCAGCAACCTGATAACCGCCCCAGCTCTTCATGCGGGACCACACCAGCTGGGGTGAAATCAACAGACCGCCTGTTCCTTTGTCGTCGTTCTGATCGTCAGGATTGACTTGACCCTTACGACGGGTAAATGCGATTGGAACGGTTTGACCGTATTGCGCTAATTCTTGGAGACTGTCAAATCCAAAAGAAGGCGCATAAATATCTTTGCCGGTGCGGCCTGCAAGTTGACGACGTTCAACTTGGTTGGGCTGCTTAGGTTTTGGCGCAAGCAGGATTGCCGCTGCCGTGAAAATTGCACTAACGGCAACGTTAATTAAAAGCAGTGTGAGACCACCATCAGGCAGTGCTACAACGTTAGGAATATGCGCATAGTCCTCAGGGCGTTCTTTGTATCGGCGCTCTACCTCTTGCGCAAACTGTCGATACTCTTGCTCGCTGCAACCAAGAGCTGCAATCAGCCGCTTTTCATACGGAAGCAGTGGCTGTTCGACACTCC